GCCTTGCAAAAAGATATAACCACCAGTCGTACCTGATGCGTTAGTTACCCACGCTTGAGCCTTAAACAAACCCTCATAGTTTGATGTACTCATGTATGGCGCATATAAATACGTTGTTGCACTATTCGTGTTTACAACATAGTTAACGCCGGTACCATTTGCGTATTGGGTGAACTTGGTAAAAGTTGGCTGTGCGGAAACCATAGAGGTAGCGGCAAGCAGCAAGATGGCGATAAAGCCGAATTTGTTTATTAAGTTTTTCATTTTAATATACAGTTTTGTAAAGTTTTAGTTTTAAATCTTTGATTTGAATTGCATCTAAATAATCATCGGTCTTTAACCCGGCTAAAGTTTCCTTTCCTAAAGATTTACGATTTATTTTAACGTGTGGCGTATCTCTATTAACGTCAAGCAAATGGAAGTAACCACAATTATAAAGTTCATTTATCAAGGCATCATATATAGGCTCCAAAATGGGGTCAAATACTTTATACTGCCTTTGAAATGAGTCGTAATTAGGGTCGGTAGACATTAGTATGAACAACTGAATTGTGCAACTATTATAATCGTCATTTGCGCTGTTAATTAGCTGCCAATCTTCAATTAATACAACCATTGGGAACTTCTGCGGAGCCAAATCAGGGCTTGATGCCCATTCGTTAAGAGTGTTGGTTATTTCTTTCCAACTCCCAAACTTATAATTAATTTGTTCGGCAGTAATTTCAACATCAGGATTATTTGCGATAATATCAGGCAAAACGCTTTCAGATACTGCTTGCACAATATCACGAAATATGTAAACCAATGCCTTTTTATCACTCATAACCCAAGTATTGTTTTAGTTTGCAAATCAGAGATAGCTACATAGCTTATATTGAACTCAGGGAATATCTGAACATTGTTAGCCACATCCCAACCGTACAATAAATAGTGCCATAAGTAACCCGGTTCTTGGCTATCATCAAGCGAAGGGTTGCCGCGTACAAGGTTTACCATTTCATTCCACGCTTTAACCATTTTTCGGTCAGGGTTGGCCCGGTAAGAGTTCTCCGTTTTAGCACTGGTTTCGCCTACGATGGTAGTTGTAGAGGCTTCATTTGCTCTCCACATATAGTACACATACATAGCTATTGCGCTTTGCCCAATGTTATTAGTGTTCTTAAAGCCGGGCCAGTAAAATGACCGCTGCTGGTCTTGAAGTTGGTATGTGCATCCATTTAATAGGTTTGCCCATCTCGTTGCTATGGGTTGTTGACCGATGCCCGTATTAAACAATGTGTAAAACGACTGACCCAATGACTTGCGTAAGAAATCAGGCTCATATTTTGTGATGAAGTTTGTAATACGCTTTTGAATGTCGGTTTTTTCAGTACCGGCAATAAGGTATTCATCCGTAAAATATGTGTAGTCTATTATCATTGTTTAATAATGGTTTATTTTTTTGCTTTTGGTTCAGTAGTCATTACATCACCCTCTGCACTTTTAGCGTTGGCAGATTGCTCAACAAAACGAGCATACGACTGTTTTTTACATTCTATGGTTTCCCATTCGCCATGTTTTTTTAAGTCATAAGCTTCGCAAATGCCATCTGCGATTTGCTTTTCAGCTTGCTTTGGGTGGATAGTGTAGCCAGTGCCGGCTTTGTGTCCGAATTTACCCTTTCCGGTAGATACTACCCTTGTAGCATCTTTCCATTTGATAATCTCGTTACCGTTATCATCTATTACGGGTTTTACTTCTTTTGCCATTGGTTAATTATTGATTAGGTTAATTATTGATTAGGTTAATTATTGATTAGGCTTTTTGGATTGCGGTAATAACATTTGCGTATGTATCATACACGAATAAGCCAACATTGTTATTGCTAACATAAGAGGCAACATCCATGTAAAGGATAACAGTTACGAGGCGTTTGGTAGCATCGTCATTTTCCCATACATACTCAATTTTCATGTCTTCCCAAATTTTCACCATAAACTTGGTGAAATCACCTACTAAAAAGTAACCGGCAGGGATATTGTTACTTTCAACCACTTTCATACCCCACAATGTGCCTTTATCGGCAACTTCTTGGATTGCATCGATATAGTTAGCGGTAGAAGTTTTGGCGTGTATCATTGAGTAATGATCCAACGGGTTCATGAAGATAACATTCGGTGCTGCTTGGTCGCTATAAGTAAGTATTTGGTGTTTCGCGGCATCGATAGCATCAAAAATGTTAGCGAAATCGGTAGAGCCATTTAAGGCAGTAGTCGTAAACGCCGGAGCATATTTTGTAATACCATTAATGTTTGGAGCTACCCCATTACCACTTAACAACTGACTGTTTAAAGTCAAATAGAAGTTAAGCATCATTGTCTTTTCGATGGTATCAGCCATAAAAGGAATAGATTTAAGCATCTTGCGAGATACTTTCTCTTTTACAATGATTTCTTGTGTTGGTGTGCTTTCAACTTGTAATTCAAACGAAGCCAAAGGAGCAGCAGCACCCTCGGAAGTGAAAGCGGCATCACCTTGCTTGTTGTACTCGTTTACCCATGCAACCAATGGACTATCGGTGCGACCTTTGTCAACATAATCCCAAATAGCTGGGCGGTTACGGAGCAATAAGTTAACACCCGGAACAAGGAAAGGAACTGGTAATATGGTGTTAGCGTTAGGCTCGATATTGCTTGATTGCAACATGGTTGTTGGTGCTTTCACAGTCAACTTAAATCCTTTTTTGCCCTCTTTGCTTGAGAAGTTAGCCGGGTCATCACCAATTCCTTTTTCATCGCCCCAGTTAAAGCTTTCGTCTTCGGCCATTTTCTCTCTTAAAGCTTCTTCAAAAGAGCCATAAAATTTAGCAGTAGGAGTAGCTTTATCCTTAAACCACTTGTTAATTTTAAGCACATCAAAGCCGATTTCACGCATACTCTTTTCGATGTCAGCGTTTTTCGCTTCTAATGCTTTGTATTGGGTAAGGAATTCAGCGAATTTGGCATCGCTTTCGCTATCTTCACCCTCTTTTAAGGACTTTAAGCAGTCCTCTAAACTTTCCTCAAGAAGTTTCATCGACTTCTCGGTGTCGGCATCAAGCGTTGCACCTTTCTCCTTGATTTTTGCGAGCAGGCCAATGCTGATTTTTAGATTTTCTTTTTTCACGTTTTTGTGTTTTAAAGTTGATTACCTAATGTTTGAAACATCCCCTTTTTCGTACTTTCTGCTTGCCGGCCTGCTTGCGTTGAGGTGGCATTGGTTAGAGGCGAAGAAGAAAATAACTCGTTAATCATCTGCTTGAGTTGTAACAATTCCATGCAGAACGATTGTATCATTTCATCGGATTGCGTACCCGATTTGATTTGTTTTTCTAAAATGCTAATGCGATTATTTACTTTTAGCGATAGGCTTAACTTATCCATAGACTTAACCCCCAAGTAAGGAGTAAGGGCATTAGCACCAAATGCAACAGTTGAACCCTCATACATACGATACTCTTTCCATACATACATATATCCACAATCCTTAGCATCTTGGGGGTTGATTAACTGCGCTATCATCTTATCCCAATCGGGATGTGAAGCGTCTAATTTTTCGCCATCAATATATTGAAAGCCAAAGGAATGGTTATCATAAACCTTTTCTTGGTAGTTTATAAGCACATCATTGCCTAAAGTGGTATCAACCATCTTAGTTTCAAAGTAGCATCCGGTAATACCATCGATTGTTTTTTCTTCCAACACTTGTATTTTACCGGGTATTTGTGTCCAATCGTGGTCTTTAAGGTGTTTAATTTTTTGTACTGCTGCCGACTTTGGGCCACGTTCATTAATTGACTTGGTTAAGCATCCGGGCAATGACACATCCTTATCGCTATCAAAATAAAAGCATGAATTATAAAAGCCAGTAACGATGCGTGTTTTTAAATCCACATCCTTAATAGAGGCTTGCCCATGCGATTTAACCGCATAGTTTATTTCTTGCTTTTCTTTTATCGCTAATTTAAACTGCTCACTCATGACTTAAATTTGAAATTGTTAATGATGAACGCTTTAGGAGTATCGTCAGGGTCATTGTCGGGTTCGTTCTCGTTGGGGTCAGCTTCCGGGTCGGTTTCTTTATTGTTCACATACCCGTTTTGTTCTAACCATTGGTCGAATTGATACTTGTACATTTCGCCAGTTCCATCCTCGAGAGGGTCTAAGTTGTTTTGTTCTCTCCAAGTATTGCGAGTAATTTGGTTATTATTCCACTCTATCTCTAAGGCTTGATTTCTTGCTTTTCTACCTGCTGCGCTTCGTTGTTCATCCTCTTGCAATGCCCCAACGTGTTCAAATGTGTGTACAATCTTTACTTTTGTTGGCTTGCCTTTGGTTTCAAGTTCGCTATTCATTTGCTCGTCAAACACCTTACTATCTTGTAAAATGCTATCCTGATACATCCCTTTTCTTGCTTCCTCTTTGTTGCTATACTTTGAACTTATGCCGATTGAAAGCAATTCAATAGGGTAATTAAGTACATCGCAACAATCCTTAATGTTTTGAACGTGTTTCTCAAGGTGTTGCAAGTCTTTTAAGTTCATATTCATTGGCTGCCACTTTAAGGCTGCTTGCGTGAGTATGATGTTTTGTTGTCCGGGTTGCAATCCATAGCCATCTAAGGCATTACGAGCATCGTTCATTTCCGCACTGGATAAAGGCACTACCGAGCCGGTTTGGTCTGCGCCTTTGTCGTTTGATAATATGCCTAATGCGCCATGATTTTTAATCATCCTATTATCGGCATTGTAAATAGCTATACCATTTGATATAGGAAATCGACACGACATTAATCGGCTTTCCGGGAGCCAAGTATTTTCGTTGATAATAGGTGAAGTG